TACTATATCTTCAATTTCACCTAAATTAGTACCACCCGGCAATGTTTCAATTTGTGCCGAATTACCTTCTCGTCTAGGAAACCAATAATCCTCTAACATAGACATATGATTCTTACCATCTTTAACTTCACCAGTAACACCATCATATACTACTTTATTCTTATATTTATTCATAACATCACTAAGATATTGTTCCGCTTTCATCTTAGGTAAATTACCAACATCTATATAAAATACTCGTCTTTCTGGTGCGCGTGTATATCTATATATAACAGCAGAATTCTCAAGCATAACTAATTGATTTAAAGGTTTTATAGCTTTATGTAAATGACCAACCGAATGATTCTTAGTAGAATTTCTCAAACCAGACGATATAAAACTTATAGAATCTAATTCTATCGGAATGCCTTTAAGATCTATATCCTTATCAATACCATTCTCACTATATACATAATATTCCTTAACCGATTCAATAATATCATCTGCATTACGTTTAACTTCTTTAACCTTTTTAATCTTTCTTGGGTCAATTCTTCGTAATTCTTGTATACCCTCTTTACGTTTACTTGGATCTATTATTATATGATAATAAAGTTTTCCATCAATATACCAATTACGAAATATATCATATGATGACATATTAAAATCTAATTTCTGTAATATTTTAGAAAATTCATTAGATATCTTTTCCGCTACCGGTTTAGATATCTCATCTGATATTGCAATTTTAATAATTTCAGAATCTTCAGTTATAACTGATTCCGAAACTATATCATCTATTGCCAATTCAACTTCAGCATTCATTGACATTTGACGATACTTATTTATTAATTCGTTATCGCTCTTAAATTTATCATCAAAATTATAAAAGGAACCAGAAAAATTAGTGCTAGACACCATGGTGGAGTCATCGAGAATATTACCATCTTTCGGTACGAAAGATGGTAAACTCTTTTTCTTTTCTTTACCTAATGTAAACCCAAATAATTTCATAATATACTCACCATTCTATATTAAGTTATTGCCTGAACAATACCAGCAGCTTGACCAACCACACCTGACAGTTGTGAAGCAGTACTAACATTGCCACGTGTCCATAAGTCATATGCAAACGTCACAGTAAATTCTTCAATTTCATCATTAGTGCCCCAATTTAAATCAATAGCTTCAATCTCTGTGGGAAACATGTTTTTAAAATCATATACCGCAAGAGAACTACCATTTTTACCTAACTGTTCGACAAACCCGTCCTGATATACGTTAGATGCCGAGGTGACTCCAAAGGGATCAATTCTAATATTTGATTCTGGAGTATTTATCTCTTCCATCCATTTCTCAAATTTACTCCTAATTGACCAATTCTCATCATTAATAATAGTTACTGTCCAATCTTCATATGTTCTATTACCAGGTACTTTTAAAATTCTACCCATATAATTAACATCAACTGATGATATGGTTGATGACGGTATATTCGCAGCCTTACACATGAATGAGAAGGTTGGGGAATTCATACCACCAATGTGAACCTTAAATAAATTAGGTCTAGCACCGCCTCCATATAAGTTTGTTTTAAACGTGTTAACATTAAACATTTTTTATTCTCCTTATTTTAAAATTATTCTTATTATATTTATATTTAGTTACCAACGACTTCATTAAACTCAATGCCGGTAGCAACTGCAACAAAATTTAATTGAATAAAGTTAATTGAACGACTTGGTTTTATGTATATATCACCAATGAATCTATTAGAATCAATAACCGTTGGTGTATTATTAGTAGTATCACATACAACTTTAAAATCATATATTCCACGTCGTCCTTTAACATCACGTAAGAATGGTTCTACCATAGATACAAACTGAGCTCTAGTAAAATCATCATTAAACTCAAATAATAATTGATTTGAGGCAGACTCTATTAATTTTTCTAAAACTATAAATAATCTCCGAACATTAATTCTATCAAAAGATGTAGATTTTCTAGTGAATGTCTTATCACCATACAATATAGTACCTTGTCCTGGGAATGTACATACAGGATTTATTGACTTCTTATACAACTCATCACGGTCTGCTCTATCTTGTGCAAACCGTAATTTAGTAACATTTTTAATACCACCACGATTAAATCCTGCAGGAGAGAACCATGGGTCTCTGTCCTCATCAGTTCTAGACATCACACCCGCTATATCACCACATAATGGCACCCATCGATAAGTGTCACCAAATACATCATATTGATATTTAAAATTAGAATCGGCAAATGCATAAGTCTGCATAGTATGATCAGTCATAGTAGATCTAAGAGAATCAAAAAAATCAACAACGTCACTGGTTTTAGTTGACTTTAATATATGTGGGGATAAAAGTGCCACAATATCTTTTCTCAAATACGCAGTATCTACTAAATTATATAAAAACGTCTTATAATCAGATATATCTAGATTGTCACCAGCACCAAACAATAAAGATATATCAGATACTTCTTTATTCCTAAATGGTAGCATTGCACGTGTCCAATCACCTAAATTAACATCACCGTTATTCCCATCCGCTAATATATATTTATGGTCTCCACTTGCCAAGAGATTTACATAAGTACGAACACCACCAGCAAAACTACTATTCCAAACATTTCTCTGTAATGAACTTTCCCTATAAGAAAGTGGTACACCTAGTACCCATATTAACTCTGATTGTGCATTAATGGTATTAATCCAATTTGAAGTACCTTGGGATTTAGTAAGGTTAATATAAACCTCTTCAATATTTTCATTACCACTATCGTCTACCACTGTTACCACAACTGCTAAGTCATTAGATTCATCAAATATCATATCTAACCTATACTCCCACTTGTGCTGATAGATAGTGTCCATATCAATTAGATAAATTTTGATTCTATTGCCATATTCACCTGCATATCTGGCAGCAAAAATAGAATCACCAGTATAGTCATCAAATGATTTTAATTCTCCATTTTCAAAAACAGTATATTCATTTAAAACTAAAAACCCTGTTGCAGTCCTAACATCATATGATGCACCCACACTTTCCAATATAAACTCACGCAAAACACTACCGTCATATAATGTATCAGTAATGTATATAAATTCATTTGTAGTGCTATCTGGTAAAATACCATATTGTGATACTGAACTTAATTCAGAACCACCTGAAAATAATTTAATAGAACCACCAGTATCTCTTACAGCTGTAGGTAAGTTGAAAGTATTACGTTGTGGTACACCGACTTCAATACCAGTTACCTCAGTAAAAGATGCCTCGGATGATAATCCACTATAATCATATGTAAGAGCATTTAAATCTAAATTGGCACCAGGTGTCATACTAGTAACCACTATAGTACTAACACCCGACGCATCTATTGTGACAGTAACTGTTAATACTGCTGGAGTTGCACCAGATGAAGTAACAGTTATAGTTCCACCAGTAACCGCACTTAAACCAAATGATGACCCAAATAGAATAGTAGTAAGATCAGCAGGCACATCTAACTCTCCACTTACTGCGGTATCAGTCCACGTACTAGATACATCACCAACTGGATTTTTTCTAAGATTTGGTAAAGTTGCAAAACTAAGTCTCACATCATCACCCAGTACATCAATGATCCATGGGTTATAAGTATCACCATATAATGGAGAATCTCCGGTTGAAGGATTAGATGCCGTTAAGAGTTTTACCCAGACTAATTCATTAAGAGTTACAAAATTTGTTGGTTGTCCTAATACATGATCAAAATTCCCTGTCCAATCAGTAGGCACTCCAGTTAATATATTATTTTCAGATACACTACTACCATTACTATAGACTGCACCAATCTCAAATGTATCTCCTACAAAAAATGATCCCATACTATATGGGGAAGTTGTAAACTCCGAACCAAAAGTGCCAGACCAACTAGAAGGTAAAAGTGACACACCATCATTCACATAATTATTGTTTGTTTGTATCACACCACCAGCGTCAGTATTAGAAAAACTTATAAATTTATGAATAGTTTCGGCAGTTGCAACTGGTACAGAATCTACTGCATTTGTTGTTGAGTCTTCACTATATATACGTGATACTTTTAAATCACGTGAGTAACTTAAGTAGTTTTTAGCAGTCATAAACGACATAATACTGTCACTTTTTGGTAAACCAAAAATTTCTTTTAATTCTGTAGATGTTGAAACTGTAGTTACTCTGTCAGGTAACCCTAATGGACCCCACGAAAATATACCAACCAAACCACCAGCGGTTGTTGCGGTTTGTGGTACTGAGTCTGTTAAATCGATTTCCGATACGTTTACCCCTGGACTAATTTGAAAAGCCATTTCGATCTCCTTATATGTTAATGGAATGTTATTTTATATACGATAATAATATTTATAATATTTAACATTCGGTAAGTCAATATTCTATATTGATTCCCATATATTCCCATCGTTATCCATCGTTATTTCTTTTTCTTCCTTATTATTTATAAACCCAAATGGAAGTATTTGTTCTTCCATATATCGGACTCTCTCTTTATATAATTCTTCTCTGATATTAATATCAGACAAATCCTTAAAATAATTATCAGTAGTTGCCCATGAAAACAATACCAAAGTATCTACTAAATCATCATTTCTACCACTATCTGCTTCAAATTTTAACCCTTTAGATATAAATGATGATAATTCATCAATAGTATTAAAATCATTCACTATTAATTTATCTTCTTCTATTAGTGATTTTAAGTTAAAACAACCAGTTTTTTTTGTAGCTTTTGTTGTTCTTACTCCTATATTAATATTCTTTCCTGTTTCATTTGATATAAATTGTCCTTTCCTTGTGTCAGTTTTAGTGTATATCATATTAGGATACTCTAATTCTGAGTGTAATATATCAGAAACCTGTGCGCCTATATCATTTATTTCAACTAATATATAAGATTCATTATATAAATCTGCAACTAATTTAATAATATTTGGATATACTAATGGCGGAATTTCATTAGATCTATATGTTGCAACTTGAACATAAGGTAATTCTGTAACGTCTAATACAGAAAATGCAGAATAATCACTCCCCCTTGCACGTGATACATCAACAGTTAACCAATATATATGATTAATTATAGGTTCATGATAAGTAAACAAAGTTCCATCATATTGTACCTTTATTGGATTCATATATGACAATGACTTTAACTTACTACCAGTAATTAATGTATTGGAACTACCTAAAAAATCACACTCAAACTCTTGTTGAAATTGTAATTCTGAAGTGTTATTTATCGTTGTCTGTTTCCATTCCGCATCTCTGCCTGGAAGTTCAGACCAATGAACTTCTATATTTTCATAAGAATTTCTTTTGTGTATTGAATCATTCCATAATTTATAAAAATGATTCATACCATATGGTGTAGATACTATGATTACTTTAGTAGACTTACCTGATGATATAGTAGGATATACTGAACGGAAAAAATCTTCTGCCATTTCATTAGGAACAAATGCAAACTCATCTAAAAAAAGTATATTAAAAGAACTACCACGTACTGCACTAGAAGATGTTGCAGATGCTAGAATTTTACACCCATTTTCTAATTCTATATTGGTTCTATTCCAAACAATAACACCCTGTTGTAACCAAAATGGTAAATTCTCATAACTTCTTTGCAATCTTCCCAATAATTCTCTTGCAGTAGACAGTTTATTTGCCAAAATGGCAATAGATATATCGCTATTAAATAATACCTGATGTAAAAAAAAACTAATACATGTAATAGATTTACCAGATTGTCTTGCCATTTTACATATAGTAAACCTAGATTCACTAAAAGTATTAATCATTTGTTCTTGAAAATCATATAACTCAAATGGTACCAATCCTTCATCCAAGTTAATTATTTTAACATATTTCCTTATAAAATAGATAGGGTCGTTCATACATAATTTGTATTCCCTTACTGTTTCTTCAGTCCATTGTATCTCAACTTCTGGTGATTTTAATCTCGGATTTTTATTATATATCTCTGTCATGGTCTTTCATCATCTTCAAAAAATCCTTTGTATTACCAACAAAAACATTATTATTAACAACATTTTTTCTAGTAGAATCTTTAATATCAAGTTTGTCCATATTTTTTTGTAATACCACAAGTTCTTTTGTCAAATCACCAGTAGTTTTCAACAATTGTGATACTACTTCAAATGCACGTGGATGTTCACTTTCTTTAGCTAAAGAAATTATTGACGAAATTGAATCTTCACCATTCCGTATAAGATTATGTAATGTATTTCTTGCATGATTATAATCATTCTTTATCTGTATATCTCTACCTTCATCTATATCTGGCAAAGTTTCTATTATACTGATTTCATTATTATCAGATTGTGGTAATATTTCAATATCAAGAACTTTATTTAATTTTTCATCTATATTATTCATAATCAAGTATTAGTAATATCAGTTGAAAACCCATAATCGTCAACAGGAGTAGATGTTATAGGATCAGGTGTAGTAACAGAAGTTGATGATGCGCTATTATTAGTATCAGATACATTTGAAGTGATTTCTCGTATAATTGGAATATCTTTATCATTACCATATAAAAAACCTTTCATCGTAAAGGATATAGTCCAAGTAATTGACCTTTTCGTATAAAAATCACCATCATAATCATCTTCTAATGATACCATATTTAATACTAATGGTGTATTCCTAAGTAAAGAATCACTAGATAATTCCTTTATGGGTATAGAAAATGATGGAGTGAAATACGGTAATATTTGTTCTAATATTTGTGTACCGTCATCTGCATTCTTTACCATTATAAATAAATCAAATTCAATATCATATGGAACTGGATTATATACAAATTTCTTTGATATAGATGTTATATCATGTGTATGACCACCAAGTTTAGATAATTTACGTTCTGAATCATATTGTAACGTAGTTATTTCAAATGCAATTCTAGGTAATTCTATGGTTTTATCATTACCATATATTAATGCCAAAAATTTCTCACTAGGACCATACGCTAATGGTACTTTAATACTTTTTTGTATAGTATCATCCGAATTGCGTCTTACTATTGTTATATCATTGAAAATAGAACCAAATGCAATTACATAATTTCGTATTATACTGTTATATTGTTCATCATTACCTAACATATTATATCCTATTAATAAGTTTCACTAAATGGGTTTTTAACTGAAAAATCTATAACTTCATCAGATTTACCATTAACACTAAAATTATCATTATCTGCGGTTACACTTGTTTCATTAAATATATATTCATGTGTTGCACCTAACATATATATAGAACCAGAAGTATCACCTTTCACATTATTATTTTGAATGAAATTACCATTCAAATCGTTTAATTTCAATACCTTAGTACCATTATTCCATGATATAACCTTACCGGATGCGGTTAATGTATCAATATCAACACCTTGATATACTATTTCATCTATAATAAAATCACCAGAACCAGAACCTAATGTAAAATCAACTGTCACTATATTAAGATTAATGTCAACATTATCATCAATAAAGTCTAGTCCGGTGTCAATAACTTCATGTGAAAAATCAAATAATTCTGTAGTTATTTTATATATGTATTGCTTTCCTAATTGAAAAAATGGAACATCATCTTCAACAAATGTTATTGAAAATAGTTTATCGGCCATTGGGAAATATAATAAATCTCCTGCTAATGGTTGATC